GCGTATGTAAAAATATTAGAATTTTCTAATATACCGCTGGCATGAAGCGTGCTAAGGCAAGCATCATGCCAATGTCAAGTGAAGCTAGACTTGGCATGGCGCGTGCTACGGCAAAGACCGTGCCAATGTCAAGTGTTGCTAGCCATTGGCATAGTCCATGCTATAGCAAGCCGCGTGCCGCTAGGGCGCGCTAAGTTATTGAAAACAAAGGCCCGCCAGAAGCCGCTAGAGGCGATTTCTCGCCCCTAGCCATGCCTAGGCATAGGGTAGCGCTAGCACCGCTCATACGCGCCTACACGCGCTCTACGCGCGTATTCGCGTTCTGGCATGGTATGTGCTACGCGCGCGCGCGCGTGCGCGTGCGCGTGCCTTAGAAGTGGCGAGTATGGTGGTGGTGGTGGTGGCAAAAAAAGCTTGACATACTGGCGTAGCGTAGTATGCTACGCGATAAGGCCGCGCGTAGCGGCCGCGCCCAACCCGCCGGGGCGAGTGTCGGCGGGAACCCGCAAGCCGCCGCCGCGCTAGGCGCGGCACTGGGCGGCGGGAGGAAAGCGATGGAGCATAACACCATCTCACAATTCCTACGCCTCACGCTGCGTGAGGCGCTTGGCACCGCCTCCGTCTTTATGACGGAGGCGGAGGCCCGCAAGGCCGTCCAGGGATGGGCGGACAGCGTCAGGGGCGACTGGGACGTCGCCATCCGGGAGCGGAAGCTCCCGGATGGTATCGTTGTTTTCGAGGGCCGCGCAAGCGGTCCGTTCTCCCGGTACGGGGAACCGTACCGGGGAGAGGCTAGCACCACCAAGAAATGGGCGGCGCTCCCGCCCATTCACCCGCTCCGGCCCATCGCCCGCGCGCTCAAGGATATCGAGCGCGCGGAGGAAAAACTCCGCGCGCTCTCTGACGAAGAGCGGCGGCGGTGGCGTCGCCGCATTGAGGAAACCCTCCGCCGCGGCGGCACGGAGGCCGTTGCGGAGGCCCTTTGGGCATTCGGGTTCCTGCGCCGTATGTAGCGGCGCAGGAACCCATCCCGCCGCCTTCCGCGTCCCGAGGCGGCGGGGATAAAGAGGGACGCTCCCGGTAAGGCACCGTTTTCCCCTAGCCATCAGGCTAGGGGGGAGCAAGGCAAGGCCGGGGGATTCCTAGTCTAGGCATGTCCGCCTAGGCTAGGGATTCCCCGGCCTTTTTTGTGGCACACACAACGGGAGAACGTAGCTATGAACACCGATACCGCACTTGACCTTGCCATGATGCCCACCATGGGCAGTCTGGAATCGTGGCGACCGTGGCATCATGGCCGCCATTGGGCGGCCATGACCGCCGAACCCGCGAAGCTGCGCGCCGGCACGAAGCGTGCGCGCGCATGGACACTGGCTATGCGCGAAGCTGGCGCGAGCGATGTAGAGCTCGCGCCGATCTATCAGGATCGGCGCGGCCGCGTGGGCGTCCACGTCCACGTATGCGCCAGCATGGCTGCGCCCAAGGGATACGCTGGCGCGTGGCGGCCGCGCATGGCTGCCGTTCACCTTGCGGCCGTGGAAGCGCTTCACGGCGCGGAAGCGGCCGCCCAGACTCGCGCGGCCTTCGAAGCGGCCGGCGTGCGCCCAGACTCGATTATCTGGGTAGCGCACCTTATTCCAGGCCTGACCGACAAGGAAGCGGTCATGAAGGCGCTAGACGCGCGCGAGCGCGCGGCCGCGGCCGCCTTCCAGCAGCAGCAGAAGGCGGCCGCCGAGAAGAAGACCACCACCAAGAAGAAGGCTACGCGCAAGAAGGCCGCGCCCAAGAAGAAGGCGGCCGCTAAGAAGAAGGCCGCGCGGAAGTAACGCGCGCGGCCGCGCCTACGCGGGCCCGGGCCCGGAACAGGGCCCGGGCCCTTTCTTGTGTCCGCGCGGCCGCCTGGTCTAGCACGCGCGCGCCTAGCGCGGCCGCGCGGCCGCGCGGAGCGGGGGGGAGGCGGCCGCCGCGCGCGTAAGGAAAATTGCCCTAGATCAGTGTGAGAAATATCCCCCCCGCTCCCATTTCCATTGCCCATAGCAAAGTATGCCACTTGCCCATGCTCAATGCCCATGAAGGCGAACGGGCGCAAAACGCATAAGCGCGTGGTCATAGCCGCCATGAAGGCGAACGGGCGCAAAAGCGTATGGCCATATAGCCGCACAGTCTCATAGCCGCATATCCGCGAATGGGCGCAAGGCGCATATCCTCATATTCGCACGGGCGCGAATGGACAAAAAGCGCGTAGCTGCATATCTGCAAGCTGACGCACAGACGCCCAGACGCGGGCCGCAGTCTTATAATGCCTACATCCACAATATCTCTAGCGTCTGTGTGTCCTGTGTAATGGTCCTGAAGGAGGGTTATGGCCTTACATTCTTATAAGGCTTTCTGCTCTTTTTTCTTGCCGTAGGTGGAGTTCTGCATTCTTTATAAAGGTGCTATTGGGGATGGTTCGTTTGAAGGGAATTTCAATTGGCTGGGGGCTTGTTAAAGAAATCGGGGGGAAATTTTAATTCGGGTGGGGTAAATTAAAGGATGTGTTCATTATGGATGCGGGTGGTCGTTTTTGGTGAACGCAGCGTTTATATAAGTAAAATATAGGTTATAATTATTTTCGAACGCAAGGAGGTCGTAGTCCTATGACCGAGCTTCATGTAATTTCCTTGGGAGCCGGGGTGCAAAGCTCAGCGATGGCGCTCATGGCGTCAGAAGGGCTTATAAAGCCAAAGCCTGTGGCTGCCATATTCGCAGATACGGGATGGGAACCGCAGGGCGTTTACAAGTGGCTGAAGGTTCTCGAAAAACATCTGTCTTTTCCTATAGTTACCGTTTCCAACGGAAACATAAAGGCAGACTTGTTTAGAGCTGCCAGAAACAGAGCGATTACCACAAGAACTCCACCGTTTTTTGTGCTTAGCGATGATGGCACCAAAGGAATGCTGAAAAGACAATGCACGGATGAGTATAAGATAAGACCAATAAATAGGTATGTTAGAAAGATGCTCGAAGAGAGCAGGGCTCAGAAGGCGGTCCTTTGGATAGGAATATCTACGGACGAGGCCCACAGGGCGAAACCATCCAGAGTGAGATACATAACCAGAAGGTTTCCCCTTTTGGAGAATGGGATTAGCAGGATCAACTGCCTAGAATACTTCAGGAGCCGGGGGCTGCCCAATCCACCAAAATCCTCCTGCGTGATATGCCCATACCACAACGACAACTATTGGAGAGACATAAAGAAGACCAAAGACTGGGAAGACGCGGTATTGCTGGACTCTCTAATAAGAGACGGCATTGGCGGCAGCACAGGAAAGCTGTTCCTTCACAGATCTCTGCGACCGCTGAAAGACATCGACTTTGGACAAGACCTGCTGGATCACTTTGGAAACGAGTGCGAGGGAGTATGCGGAGTCTGAATTAAGGAAAGTGAAGTTGCCTTAGTTGGGGGAGTAGGGGTAAGTTTCTGAAAACAAAGGAAGAATCAGGGGGCGTTTAGTAACGCGGACTTGAGCGGATCTTCGTCGCTTATAAAGCGCAGCAGGGCGTAGACCTGATCCAGCGAGACGTGCTTCGACAGGCGCTTGATCTCGGTCCACTGGTCGCTGGTGATGGAGATATGGGTGCGCAGGAACAGGGTGCCGCTGTAGGCGATGTTTGGCCTTATAAGGTCCAGAAGGTGAGAAGTGGAGGATTCCTGAAGCGCGGTGTGGTGTGTTGCGGGAGAGACGATGTAGCCGCGAATATATTCCCTATAATCAATGAGATAGGTCACGAACGTGGTGCGGTAGGCTTCCTTCCGGTCAAGCACGCCGACCGCCACGCGCAGCGTGTGGTCCTTCCTGCGCTTGGAGGCGGACTTGGCGGCATAGTCTGTCACGAGCAGGCTGCCGGGCGTCAGATCGCTTTCCGTTACGCTCATGCCAGCCGCATCATCGCCGCAATGGGTAGAATGCCCATCTCGTCGGCCATGCCCCTGATCTCGTTCCATGCGCAGCTTTCCACCGTGAGGCTGGTGCGCTCGAACTCGATGCCATCGAGCTTCCTGCGCTCGCGCAGATTTTGCAGCATCCTGAGTTCGACGGACCTGTGCAGGGAGACGGATTCGCTAACCAGTGCGTGTATTGTAAGTTCCTGAAACTTAAGGAAATAAGTCAGGGTGTAGCTGTCGTCCAGAAAGCGCTCCCCACGGCCTGTGTCCACAATGGCAATCGTGACGCGAAGGCCATAGTAGCCATCCGCATTGCGCCATCTGGCTCTTATAAGCTCTCCGGGCGCGCCCGTATAGCCAAGCCGCTCCAGCGTTTCTCTTATGCCGACGCCCATGCCAGATTGATACTGTCGTATCAGTCTGTATCAGTTTTCGGGATTCTGATACTTCACGCCAAAAGCGCTCATGGCCCACAAAGGCCCCTTCACGGCCAGCTTCTCGTCCGCCATCGCAAGGGAAAGCTGCCTCCGGGGGGACACGACAGAAATGTAGAACAGCGGCGACAGGCTCAGGCTCAGCTTGGGACGCTCGACCCGAACGCGCCCATCCTTGTAGTCCTCCTCGCTTATAAGATTCAGCATCACCATGTTCCAGTGCTTATAAAGCACTGCGTGGAACGACCCCTTGAGCGTCACGTTATCCCTCACATGCACAATGTCCAGATTGTCTAGCAGCGGCGTGTGGAGCGTGATGGCCCGATCCACGAACACCGTGGTGTCCGAAGACGCGCGAAAGAACACCGCATCGGGCGTCTCGTAAACCACGGCATGCTCTTTGGCTCTGTTCATTTCGTGCCCTCCAGAAGTCATGGGGGTCTTTTCCTGAGACGATTGCTGCGCGCGCTGGCGCTGGGCTGGTGGGGTAAATTTTAATGGGATGTAGAACAGTTTGCCATGGCCCTACGATTCCTCCCGCCTCTCAGCGCGGAATATGTTCTTGGCCAGCATTATGCCAACAGGCACCCCCGGAAGAAGCATTCTCATAGATTCCTGATCGAAGAAAATGCTCGTGTTGCTGTCGCATAGCAGAAATCCGGCCGGCATGAGCGCCCTAAGCCTGCCGTTCCACTCAACGAACCGCTCTATCTTGTGCAGGTCGAAGTAGGCCTTTCCGTATTTCTCCCACGATAACGTCTTTTCATCGTCGAAACAGATCCAGAACGATCTTCTCCTTCCGGATAGGAACTTTATTATCGATAACGCCTGATCCTCGTCCAAAACAGGGAACAGATTGCTTTTGTAAAGCCTTATAACCCAGTTGTAACGTCTAGCTCCTACTGGCTGTGCTCTGTAAAGCTCTGTTAGGAACTTCATGCCTCAATCGTATCATCATCTTTCTTATAATGGGCCTGTCCTCATCGACTACGGAATCCACTCTGCTCCTGTCGCCCCTCGTATTGTAAAGCGTTAACGGCAACCTGCTAACGTCGAACCCAGCAGCATTGTTCATTTTTTCTATAAGTTCATGAGGTAGTATTTCTGATATGGGCACATCCATTTTCTTGCCAGTCACAACCCTTCGGTAAGGATTCCCTTTGGCGTCATAAAATCCTGTCAATGCTATGGAGTTGATGCTTCCCATATACATCTTTCCTTCCGCCCACACCTTATAAAGCGGTTCGGTCATGGCAAGATCCAAGTACAGCCTGACCTGCTCATTGGCTGTTACAGATATGAAAAAGGATTCTTTAGGTACGAACAGAAATTGGGACGCTCCTCTGGCGTCCAAAAGCATTATCGCTTTCGCCTCCTTGATATTGCTGGCCTCGACTATGTAGTAAAAAAGGAGGCCATCCTTTATGGCTGCCAGCATCATGCCGCCAACACTTGTCCGTAGCAGTAATCACAGAGGGCCTTTACGATCTTCTTCCTTGTGCTGACCGGCACGTTATACGAAGCGAAAAACGCTGCCAGATAGTCGCTGGAAGGCTTGATCATGCCCTTTTCAATTTGATAGATCATCGCAATCGAGTATCCGATAAGCTCGGAAGCCTCCCTTCTGGAGTGGCCCTCCTTGGTTCGGATAGACGCAAGCATGTCGCCGACGTCCTTGAGAGTGTTCGCAGCACGACCAGACTTTCGACTATTCTTCCTAGCCATCGATTTCTCTCCTTTACCAGCAGAACAATGGAGGTGTGACTAAAGTATAGGAGAAACTTTCATTAATGTCAACTATACCTAATATATTGTTTTGTCTAGTTTTTGCTATACTCCCGCCAAGGCCGGCCAACCGTTCATAAGCTATGATCCTTAGCCTTGTTCCCAAGCTGCTCAAAATCTTGCTCAAGACAAGCAGACACTCCGTATCTGACGCAGTCAAAGTAACCTTTTCTTGTGTAAAGGTTTTCTATGCGTTGAACAAGCACGATTTAGCCCCAATTTCCATATACACAGACTCTTTTTCTCAAATCTTTCTTGTGGTAAAGAAAGGCGGCTCTTTCGTCGATATCGTCATCAGTCCAGACAGATTCGTTCTGTCAGTGAGGGGCGATGATGACGGCGATGCGAAGCTGGTCATTGCAGACGAGCCGACAGGAGAAGAGATAGGTCGTGCGGTAAGGGCAGCGCTCGCGCTCATATGAGAGCCGTCACATGGTGACAGTGACAAAATTCCTTCTCTTGCTCCAGTCCTTTTGCAAGGATGCGGCCCAGATAATTGCCGGAGGACTTCTTATAGCAGCCATTCTGTTAGCCCTTAACAAACTGATATAGGAGGGCTAGACATGAAAGAGTTCTATTACTCGAAGACGGCCGACCGAACGAAGAACATATGGGTGGCTGCTCATATCGTTCTTCATCTCGCAGTTTTGGCCATCCTTGGCTTCATGGTTGCGTTCCTGTTCACCGATCCTGACCATGCAGCCCCCCTGCTTCTTCCGTTTGCTGTCGGCTATGTGTTCGGCAAGCTGATGGAAGAAGCAGACACTTTTCTTCGTCGTAAAGCTGGCCTAGATTCGGCCATAGACGAGATAGAGCATATTTGGAGCAATAGGGTCAAGTGAAGTAGTGTGGGGGAAGTCGTCTGACAGCCCTTTTTATTACTTTAACCCTTCGCCTGACGGCTTCCCTCAACTTTTCCGTGCTCTGGCCTCTTCTTAACATATCCCTAGAGAGGGATGACGGTCTATAGTCGAATCTATAGACCGTCTTCCTTCCATTCTTTCTTATAAGAGTTATAGTTCCTACTGTGTCTAAGTCCAGAACGGACAGAGCATGAAGTAGCTGCGTCTTGTTGTAGACCTCTATATCAATCTCATTTATAGCCATAGACGGTCTCCTCTTCGAATTCCTTCTTTATGAGGTCGTTAAATTCAGAATAGGACTCGTCTATCCTATCAAACACAGAAACAGCTTCTTCTACAGAACCAAACTTCTTGACAGTCTTTACTATCCTTCCATTTTTCTCGAACAGAAGCTCTAATATGTTCCCGTCTCTTATAACCAGAGCATCCAACTCTGGATAGGACAGAACTTTAAAGAAAGTCATGCCCAAATACTACTACTCAATCTTATCAAATATGGACACCACGTTTCTCATCTTCTCAAATTCCTCCTCCATGATGGAAACTGCGAGAAATCTCATTTCGACAGGAAGAGTAGCGTTTTGATCTCTCAGATCATCCGCCAGATTGTTCATAAGCTCGATAAGATCAGCTACCGATATCTTGGCGTTCTCGAACTTTTCTACCCCGATCTTTGCGGCAGCATGGTGATCAGGATAAGGCTTAAGAAGCTCCAGAGCCTTCTCGATGTACGAATTACGCATTCTTTGCCTCCGGCTGTTGATTGAGCGCTACCGAGAAATAGACGGACGCCGCTTTGAATCCCTCACACCAAGCTATGGCTTCTTCTATCGATTCCATTTCTGTCGAAAGCTGGTTTCCCTTCACAAGACCTAATGAATTCCAGTTTGGATGGTTTACATCTACACCAATTCTTACCCCATTGGCTGTTGGGTGGAATACAAATCCTTGTGCTGTCAAAGCTTCTACGCAGTTGCTCAAGAAAGAGAATTCCTTGAACCTCATAGTGCCCTCCGGCTAAATCTGCTGTTGGTTATGGACCTTATCTTGCCTAATACGTCTGTAACTTCAGTTTCATCTATTCCCACAACGTCTATGAGAGTAGGAACTTGAGACGCACTATTCGCCGTCTCCCGAATTATTCTTACCCACTCACCAAGTTCGTCCACTATGGCTACAGATAGCGGGTGATCATATTTTGCCTCTATGACTTTCTTGGGCAAGTCCCTGCTTTTCTTCCTGCTCATTTCCTTAAGTATGTCCAACGACTTGGACGCAAAGAAGGGATCTTTATAGATCCAGTGGAAGTTGTAGATAGTGTTGTAATTTTGATCGTCTATGCTATCTGTCAACGCATATGTGTAAGATACTGTAAGTGACGTTGATGCAGATGCTAGCAAAGTATATTTCTCCCCACTCTTTATCTTTATAGTGTTTGAGCAGATAAAGTGAACTAGGTCTTCATCGTCATCGTATATATCGTAATTGGAAGCCGCCATAGAGAACGCATAAGAAGGCTCCCCATCCTCCAGTATTACGTAGTTATCGTACTTTTTGTATTTATGGTTCATGGAATAGTATTCTAGCGTAATATTCGTAGTTTGCTGTCCTATCTATTAAACGCCCTGCTGTTGATCGCGTGTCGGTATCTACTTCTGGAGACCCAGTTCTCGACGTAGAGAATATTCAAGGGTTCCGCGAAAAAAGTTGTTGATGGCGATTCCCCTGACATAGGCCATCGTAGTGGCCATGCCAACAGTGAAATCGTCAAAACTTCCATCGATCAGCTTAAGCTCGGCTAGGCATTTCTTGATCTTGCTCTTCACCAGAGCAACCGCGTCCTTATAAAGATTGTCGTCAACGTAGATCTTGACCTTTACGGCCTCTTCCATAGAAAGCCTAGAAGAGAGGCAGCCCCCAACAACGTAAGCCTTGAGAGACCTTATGGAATTGTCATCAGACGAGAATTTCTTGAACACCAACTGGAAAGCTTTTACCTCCCTGTCTGTTGGAAACAGGGTGCTCAAGTCCGCAGAGGATGGATTGGTCGAGAGCGCAAAAACGCCGATTGCAAAAATGATCTTTTTCATGTCTTCTCTCCTTTATCTTAGATCATCTCTAACGCCGTCTTTATAAGCCTAAGCTTGTCTTCTTCCTTCTTTATGGACTTCAATCTTATGGTGTTTAGCACTTCTGCCGCATACCTTATAAGAGTTTCTATCTTGTCCTCAGATACACCTCTATCTCTAAAAGTCTTTATATAGCCCTTCAGAATGTCTAATGTCAAGTGCGATTTGTCAGTCTCTATGAGGTAGAGAAGCTGATACGAAACGCCTATCTCTCTAGCTAATCCTCTGAATGATAAGTTGACCTGCGTTCTCAGCTCTACTGCCAACTTTCCAAACCTGTTTCTTGGAGTCCTGCACTCATGGGGCATGACAACCTACCTCAGACCAGCAGCTTTTGCCTGAAAAGTAATATTAGACGAAAACGGGGTTGTTGTCAAGATAGCTTTTGGTGTGCCTTTTCCGAGAATGCCAGCCCCTTCTTGAAATGGTTTCTGTGTATTTCTCCTATCATCCTGTCATTCATGTTCTTAACGTCTTTCTTCAGTTTTCTCTCTACTTGGGCTCTGGTCCCGGCCGCCCAGCCGTTTATTACCTCATTGCCATCTGTTGTCACAATCTTATAGTCAAATCCTCCGTCTCGATGCGATAATATCCTGTATTTGAATATTTCTCTTTTTTTCTTAGGCATTTACGATCACTCCATCCGAAAGTTTGAACATGGCAACGCTGGCCTCTCTAGCCAGTTCTTTTGTCAAAATGACCTCGTTTTCGTACCTATTCTCGAATTCGACGTTTTCTTCATAAAATACGCTAGATATCCCTGTTTGGATTATTTTTGCCATGCATCTAGGGCATGGAATTCTGTTCACGAACAGCGTACATCCAACTAGTGAGCGTCTGGCAAACAGGATGGCGTTCTCTTCGGCATGAATCACTATGTCCAGCTTGGTATCCCTATCCTCTAGACGATAGCTGGAATCTGCTATGCCAGCAGGAAAACCGTTATACCCCAGAGATACGATACGGTTTCCCTGAGCTATAACTGCGCCAACCTTGGTCGAAGGATCTTTAGACCATTTCGATATGTATGAAGCTAGGCCAAGAAACCGCAAAGCCCATTTGATGTCTATGCGGTAGCCATCAATGCTTTCCAGCATCGTTCCCCTCAAGCTCCTTTATAAGATTGGTGATCGTTTCTTCATCTATTGACCTCAGAGCGTCCCTGACCTCGTCCCATCCAAAATTTGTATATATTACTACGCACGCCATCTTTATAAGCAGCTCCATGCCTTCCTTGAACTCCTCCTTGGTGTTAGCCAGCAGCGACCTAGCGTGAAGAATAGCAACGTTGCCCGCCATGCGTTTGGCAAACTCCTCCGAGTACATGGGCATGGCAGGCGATGCCTCTGGCACTTCATTCTTGCTCATCTTTCTCTTCCTTAGCTTTTCTGATAGCTTCATTGGCGTCCTCTATAGTCGTAGGTTTGCCTAACTCCTCCCAGCGCGTTACTGGGAGCCTCATTATGTAAGCAGGGTTGCATGTGGCTCTGACTCCACTAGGCAGCTTTATAAACCCAGTGCCTCCACACCCACATTTCTTTGCATGAAGCTCTATGATCATCAGTCTGCCATGTCCAGTGCTATCATCCACTCCCTAGCAGGCTCCCTCATGGCCCCCTCTATCTTCTTCTGATTGACCCACAGGTAGTACTGCTCACAGGCCAAGTCCTTTGTCTTGCAGAGATCTGCATTGGGGCACGAATCGCAGGGACAGGCATTGTTTTCCATGTCTATGTTCCTCCGGCTTTATAAAGATTGTTGTGTTGCAGCGGTAGCTTTATAGCAGTTCTTGCCAACCCAGTCAATACTTTTGATGATGGAATAGTATGCTGCTCATAAGTACTTGTTGCTATTTTGTATTTGATTGCTATCATGCACTCTGTGGTTGGTGTCTCCGCGAGGGTTCCCATAATGGGACTTATAAGCAGGCTGTTCGGGGGCCGTAGCAAGGCTCACACCAATCAAGTTAGACAATCTTCTGCTGAGCGCCTAATAATCTCGCCGTTTCACCGTTCTCCTCCGAAGCTGGGAACGGGAGATCTTCTAGCTGCTTATTCGACCATGCCGTGGCTTCGTGCTGTGGCGGGAAAGATTGCCACGGCAGTTAGTGTCACGCAGTGGAGGCTTTACGTTATAAGAGACAATTCGGATTCCCAGCGGAGGATTATAACGCCGCGAGACATTCAGAAAGCTCCAACGAAGGAGCTTCGTGAGCGCAAGATTAGGCAGCTAACAAAGCAGAATGGCAGCGCTACGGTCTTTAATCTGGAGGAGATAGAGGATCATCCATTGCTGGACCTGCTGGAGCACGGAAACGAGTGGATGACAGGCAGGGACGTCTTCAAGGTCACACAGATTCACTACGACCTAGCCGGAGAGGCTTTCTGGCTCATAGAGCGCAACAGGCTGGGCACCCCGGTAGCCATATGGCCCCTTCCGCCCCACTGGATCAGCGACTTCCCGACTCCAGACAGCCCATATTATAAGGTCCAGTTTGAGACTAGGCAGGTAGATATCCCGGTTACGGAGATTATAAGAATCTGCGACCCAGACCCGCTTAATCCTTATGGCCGTGGGACCGGACTGGCTCGGGCTCTCGGTGACGAGCTTGAGACGGACGAGTATGCCGCCAAGCACATAAAGACGTTCTTTTATAATCGCGCACGCCCCGATCTTATAATCTCTGCCGAGGATCTTACCCCAGAAGATACCCGCCGGCTGGAGCAGGGCTGGCTCGCCAAGATGCGGGGGTTCTGGAACGCTTATAAGCCCTACTTTATAAACAGAAGGGTGGACGTTAAAGAAATTGGCCAAACTTTTGAAAACATGCAGCTTACCCAGCTTCGCAAGCATGAGCGCGACACGATCATTCAGGTCTTCGGCGCTCCGCCAGAGAAGCTGGGCGTCCTGAGCCAGAGCAACCGATCCACCATTGCTGCTGCCGACCTCTTCTGGACTAAAGATTTGATCATGCCTCGTGTGGAAGTCCTCCGCACGGTCATTCAGTCTCGCCTCGTGCCGTTCTTCGACGAGCGCCTGATCCTCGACTACGACTCGCCGGTAGTTGAGGACTCGGAGCACGAGCTTCGCGTCATGCAGGCCATGCCTGCGGCATTCACGAAGAACGAGTGGCGGGCTATGGCAAACAAGGACAGTCTGGGCGAGATCGGCGACGTTTTCCTGCTCCAGCCCGGACAGGTTCAGCTTCCTATGGATCAGGCGGGATTTGCCGGCCAGCTTGAGGACAACATAGGAAATGACGAAGAGGACCGGCCGCCTGATGACGAATCGTCAGACGAGCCGGACCGAGAGGACGATCAGAGCACGGCCATGATGCTTACGGCAGAGCAGAAGGAGAAGATTTTGCTACATATAAAACAAAGACTAGTAGAACATATCAGAAACAAAAAACTAGTCCAAAAGAGTGGCAGAGACTATTGACTTCCAAAGTTTTTATGTCTAGTTTTTCGTCAAACTTGGGAGGACAATCGAGATGCCCGTGAAGCTGCTTGATCGCAAAGAGCTTCTTCAGAGCAAGGAAGCCAGCATTCCTGATGGACTGATCAGGAAGCAGTTTGTTGCGGACATAAAGGCTTGTCAGGATGACGATGATGCCATGAAGTCCCGCATGGTGACCTTTACGATCAGCACCGGGGCGCGGGATAGAGAGGGCGACATTATCGATCCCAAGGGCTGGGAGATTGAGAACTATCTTCGCAATCCTGTTGTCCTTTTCGCCCATGACAACCGCCGTCCTCCCATTGGTCGCGCAGTAAGCGTCGAAGCTACCGAAAACAGGCTGACTGCTACTGCGGAATTCATGCCGCCCGACATCGATACGTCGGGCTTTTCGGAGACCATCTATAGGATGGTCAAGGCCGGCTACCTGAATGCCACATCAGTTGGCTTCCTTCCCAAGGAGTGGGAGCTTATAAGGGAGAAGATGGGCGACGATGAGGAAGAGAAGGTTACCGGCATCAAGTTTCTGAAGCAGGAACTTCTTGAGTTCAGCATCGTTCCGGTTCCTGCTAACCCAGAGGCTCTGATTGGTGCCAGCAAGTCTGGCATTGACATCCATCCTCTGGAGCAGTGGTTCGAGGAGGCTCTGGACCAGTGGGCCGAGTATAAGGACATCGTGGCTCTGCCCCGCAAGGATCTGGAGACCCTTTACACCCTTACCAAGGGGCTTCTTATAAAGCCCCGGCCGACCTCGTCCTCCAACGAGAAGACTGTTATAACGTGGAGCGCCGCTCATCCCAACGGTACGATGGTTGCGGACCGGAACGCTTCTTGGGATGGGCCTGCTGAAGTCCGCCGCGCCGACGTGGACGATCTCATGGTCATGTGCGCGTGGCGCGAGGACAAGCCCCGCGATGAGCTTGTCAAGGGCGATTTCAAGCTTCCGCACCATCGCGCCTCTGACAAGGCCGTAGTCTGGCGTGGCGTTGTTGCTGCTATGGCAGCGCTTCTCGGTGCTCGTGGCGGCGTAGACATTCCGGATAACGAGCGGCGTGGCGTCTACCGTCATCTCGCCCGCCACTATCGGGAGGATTTCGACGAAGAGCCTCCATCGTTTGCGATGGTGGAGCAGCAGGTTCTTCGGTCTGGTGAGTACGAAATGGACTTCGAGACTGGTCAGGTGAAGAAGGTGGAGGGTGGTTCTATGGAGGTTGGAGACAAGCGGGAGGACGAGAACAAGGATGCTGCCGTGGTTCCCATCGATGCTAGGGAGTACGAGGGCTTGAGCCTCTCTGATCTGAACAGCTACGTTTTCCGCCTGTCTATTGGGGCGGTGGACGTCGAGCTTGTTGCTCCGAACATGGATGATATGGCCAAGCTCGTCGAAAATGCTCACCAGATGCTTGACAAGGTCGCGCAGGTGAACATTTTCGACCACAAGAATTCCGATGACGGTGGCAAAGTGAAGGATCAGGACGAGCCTTCCGCCGTCAGCGGTGATGATAAGGACGTTGAGGCTCAGGATAAGGCTCAGACCGCTCAGCCTGAGCGAAAGGATGCTGATGACGATCTTCCAGAGAATCTTCTGGAGGAGATTTGCAAGGAGCTTCCGTCAATCGTCAGGGACGTGGTCAATTCTGAGGTCGGGAAGATTCGCGGTCGGGTCAACTAAGGGGTAACGAAGATGAGCCGCATTGACGAGCTTAAGAGTGTCATCGCTGAGGCGGTGAAGGCTGAGGTGGAGAAGGCTATCAAGCCTCTCCAAGAGAAGAGCACCGACTGGAGCGAGATCATCGCTGCTGCTGGTGCTCGGTCTCTTGGCGAGCGTATGCAGAACGACAAGGAGGCGCGGACCATCGCCGCCGCCCGTCTCGTTCGTGCCTACGCTGCCGCTCGTGGCGACATTGGGCGTGCCGAGCACTTCGCCAAGAAGGCTTGGGATGACGATCTCGGTAAGGTCGTCGTTGCCACCTTCGAGAAGGCAATGGCTGCTGGCGATTTCACGGGCGGCGGCTTCATGATCCCGCCTGAGTTCGCGGACCAGATCATCGACCTGCTCCGTCCGCGCTCGGTCGTCAGGGCTATGGGCACCCCCACGGTCCCGATGCCTCGTGGCACCCTGACGATTCCGAAGCAGACCGGCGATGTGTCGGCTCAGTATGTCGGGGAGAATCAGGACATTACGCAGTCGGCTCCCGCTGGCGGGCAGATCGTCCTCAGCGCGAAGAAGCTGGCTGCGCTCGTGCCTGTCTCCAACGATCTGCTGAGCGTGACTGCCGGCGACCGCGCGGACCGCTTCATCCGCGACTCTATGGTTCGCCACATTGCCACTCGCGAGGACCGGGCGTTCATCCGTGACGACGGCACCAACGGCACTCCGAAGGGTCTGCGCTATTGGGCCGGGTCGTCCTTTGCCTCTGCGGGCACCACGGCGGCCAACATCGAGAATGATCTGGTCAAGATGATCAACACGATGGAGTCGGCCAACGTGGACATGAGCAACCCTGTGTGGCTCATGTCGCCCCGGTCCAAGAACACGCTTCTCACCCTCCGCGACGGGTCGGGCAATCTGATCTATCCCGAGATTAGACCCGGCTCCGATGGCATGTCGCGGCTGTATGGCTGGCCGGTCTTCACGACCACCAACATTCCCACCAACCTTGGTGGTGGTAGCGATACTGAGGTCTATCTGGTCAATGTGCCGGACCTCATCATCGCCGAGCAGGGCGGTCTGGAGATCACGGCCTCCGACGAGGCTTCCTACGTCGAGGGGGCCAACCTCGCTTCGGCCTTCAGCCGCGATCAGACGGTCATTCGCGCCATTGTCCGCCACGACTTCGCGGTTCAGTATCCCGAGGCGGTGGTGGTCATGACCGGCGTTGCTTGGTAATCGTGGAGGTAACGGAAGATGAGCACTCTGCCTCAAGTTCGTGACATTGGTGCCTACATCAAGGCCGTCTCTGGCATTGAGCCGCAGGCGGACGATGGTGCGGCGCAGGTCGATGGGGCTACCATCGACCGCAGCGGCTACTACTCGCTGGTTGCTCATTGCCAGACTGGCGCTGTGACTGGTGCTCCTACGGATGTGTCCGTCGAGTTCAAGGTGCAGGAGTCCAACGACGGCACCACTTGGACGGACGTTCCGGGGGCTACGGTCACGCTGACCGCTGGCAGTGCCTCCGGCGAGATCGACGTGAATCTGGAGACTGCGGCCAAGAACGTTCGTGTTGTGGCCAACACGACGTTCACTGGTGGCACTGCTCCTACCGTCGAGATCGCCTCGTCCGTCATTCTTGGCGGTGCCGAGGTTCTGCCTGCGTAATGTCGGAACAGGGGGCTAGGCAGGCATATGCCCTGCCTAGCCCTCTTTTTTAGGATTTTCGCCTGCTGGAGAGGGAAATGGCAGAGATCAAGAAAGAAGACACAATGGTGGTCAAGTTCCTCCACCATAGCGGGGTCTATCAGCGTGGGGACATAGCGGCCTTCAGGAAGGACAAGGCACAGATGCTTATAGACCGGGGCTATGCGGAGGAATTCAGGCCAAAGGAGGTCAAGAACAGAAGAAAGATCACCAAGGAGATGAAGCCTTCTGACAAGGAAGGTTATGTCACTAAGTGATGGCTAATGACCATAGTCGTAAAAACTCCTGCTGCCAGCAGCCGTCTGACGACGGTCCAACGCCTATCTGACGAGCTTACTTTGCCTGACGGAACTGCTCCCGACGACGAGATTTTGGGAGCATTCATCGACGAGGCGTCCGCCTTTATAGAGCGCTACACTGGATTTAGGTTTCCGCAGGAAACCATCGTAGAGAAGTTGGGCTCTGATGGCGGCCACAGGTTGATTCTATCTCGCCGGCCAATCAAAAGTATCAATTCCATAAAGTACAAGGGCATTTTGGTGGATTCCTCAGTCTATGAGATTGAGGATGCTATGGCGGGATTTGTTTGGCGCAATGACTCGAAATGGATAAACACTACTGAGATTTCTGAAGGCATAACCAGCAAGTTCTATGGACCTAAGAGAAAGGATTACGAGGTCGAGTACATCGCTGGTTTTGTTTTGCCAGATGACGTTAACAGGGATCTGCCCTATGACATAGAGCGGGCGTGCATAGAATTGTGCAAACTTTACTACTATCGTCAAAAAGCAGATCCAATGGTGCGCCGTGAGCGAATCGGAGATTCTTTCGTCTGGTATCAGGATTCGGGAGACCGGAGTCTGCCTCCACATATCAAGGCGATCCTCGACCGATGGAAGGATCTCTCGATATGACGTTCTACTGGAAATACCTGACCCAGAAAGCGACTTGGTGGAGTCGTGGCAATGCGGACGGCTTTGGGGGCTACTCCTTCTCTGCCCCGAAGGTTATAAGCGTCCGTTGGGAGGACAAGGCTGTTCAGATCATGTCTCCAACGGGAGAGGCGAAGATCTCCAGAACGATTGTCTGGGTGAGAGAGACTGACAAGGTAAAGGTTGGCGACTACCTGTATCTGGGCGAGAGCAAGGCTCCGGACCCTACCAAGATAGACGAGGCTTATGAGGTCCAGGAGGTGCGCAGAACCCCTAGCGTGGACGGCACCAAGACCGAAGTGAGGTGCTTCCTTTAATGGCCCTGTTTCCTAAGAAAATAGACCCAAAAACTGGAGAGGGCATTCTAGAAGCCTATCAGGACTTTGTGCGCCTAGTAAGAACGCAGGCTTATGAGGGGATAAACAACGCTGCCTACGTCGTCTATGACAAGTCTCAGATTGAGGTACCTGTATACACAGGCGCCCTGAGAGAGAGCGGCAGAGTCGAGGGTGATAAGAGAGACAAGGCTGAAAATAGCAAGATATTCTATAGGGTTGTTGCCTATGGACTGGGCAAAAAGGTAAATCCTACTCCTAATGCCCCAGATGGCTATGTAAGATATGCCGTCGAGGTCCATGAGGACATGTCTAGGTCCAGTAGGCCCAAGTTCCTTGAAGACCCTGCCAAAACCTCCTTGCAGGAGCAGACTCAGAAGGTTTATAAGGCTCTGAAGTCTGTGACTAGGGGTAGCAAATAATGCCTCCCTCTGCGCCATCTGTAGACATAAAGGACATGCTGGTAGAGGCAGGGGTAGGCTCGTTTGGGGGCTCGTCTGGATGGGCCATATTCATAGCTGAGGAACCCCCCTCTCCAGATACCTGCATTACGATCTACGATACCGGGGGCTTCGATCCGAACCCAAAATTTCTTCTCGACTTTCCTACTATACAAATTCGCATAAGAGGAAACGAAAATGGGTTCGTGGAGGCTTATAATAAAGCTCAGCAGATAAAAGACGCTCTTCTGGGGCGAGACGTGGAAGTTCGCAACACGACTCGCTATGATGGTATCTGGATGACTTCGGATATCACTTACATTGGCACGGATGACAGGAACCGCCCGGTATTCGTGACCAACTGGCGGATCGCTCGGGAACCGGATTCGGGCACATTCCGGGTGAGCATGTAGAGAGGACAGAACGATGGCCGCAAAGACCATTCAGGTTTCCAACAACGGTGGGGCTACTTGGTATACCCTTCCGGGCGGTACTGGAGAATACAGTGAGGAAGCTGGTCAGATTGACGACACGATCTTCGGTGCCGCCTATCAGTCTAACGAAGCGGGCATCATTTCGTGGTCTATTAACGCCAACGCCCTTTATAAGGGGTTTGCGGGCTACTTCGCCAAGGTAAAGCAGCCGGGCACCAGCACGGCGTTCACTGGCGAGGCCATGAGCCTCGTTTCGGGCCAGACCTACCAGATCAACAACGCTGCGATGCAGATCTGGGACCGCACTGCCACCTTCGTGGTCTACGACAACGGCACCGACGTGACCAATCAGGTAGTCGAGTTCGACTACCTGTTCGGAAAGATCACGTTCGATGCTGCCTATACTGTGGTTGGTAGCATCACCATCGATGGGGCCTACTTCCCGATGGTCGATCTGGGCACGGCATCCAGCTTCACGCTGACCCAGACGGCGGATGCCATCCAGACCACGGATTTCGCCACTGCTCAGGCAAACGGTGGATATCATACTTACAATCCCGGTCTGAAGACCGTGAGCCTTGAGCTTACGGGCTTCTACAGCGCGTCCAACAACTTCAGCCAGCTTCTCAACAACCGTCAGGAAGTGATCATCGAGATCAATCCTGATGGTTCTGGCAAGTCTCTGGCTCGTGGCTATTTCCGTGCCATTACGCACGGCCAGTCGGGCGATGTGGGCGCGCTTGAGGAGGAGACCATCTCGTTCTCTCTCAATGTGCCCGCCGACGACAAGATCAAGAACGTCTACTCGTGGTATCACGATCCCACGACCACACTTACTCCTGCTGTCCGCATCATTCTTGATGCGTGGGAGCAGGATACGAAGCCTATGGTGCAGTATCTCTACAATGGCACCAACGGCTATCGTGGCACTGCCGTCGTTACGGACGTGTCTCTGGAGTCTTCTCTTGAGGGCATGAACACGTTTACTGCCAACTTTCAAGGCGATGGGCCTGTGACTATCGTGTAATACAAATGACTAGGAGGGATCATGGCCGACAGGAACGAGCTTAGAAAGAATCTTCTAGGCACCAAGCCTTTTCGCAGCGAGAAGATGATCCTTTTTGGGCAGGAAATAGAATTGAGGCCGCCATCTGTCAAGGATGCTATTGAGATGGCAGAAAGCCAAAATGACGCTGGCGTTCTGGTTGACCTGCTCATTAGGTATGCCTATGTTCCAGGCACTAATGAGCGGGTCTTTGAGGAGGGAGATAGGGAGATCATAAACAATTGGCCTGTCGGCTCATGGATAAAGGAATTTATGGACAAGATGAACAAGCTGTCCAACCTTGATTTGGAGGAAGCTCGAAAAAACTGAAGAAGCGTCCTCTGCTGGCCCTCGTCATGAGGGTTGCAGAGGAGACAGGACACTTCGCTAGGGAGGTGATGGAGCAGCCTATAGATGAGCTGGCCCTGTGGGCAGCATGGATAGAGCTTAAGAACAAGGAACAGGAAAAGGCTATAAAGCGCGCTCAGAACAGGGCGCGCATCGTTCGTCCTAGAGGAAGATAGCCTATGGCCCTTACTGTAGGAGACGTTGTATACAGGATAGGGGCCGACACTTCGGGCCTCAACAAGGCCCTATCGCAGCTAAACAAGTTCAAAAAGGCGGTAACTGACATTGATGCCGCCGCCAAGAAAGTAAAAACTTCCCTAGCCAAAGGTATAACCATAAAGGTCAATTATGGGCAGGTAAACTCGGCTATTAAGTCTCTAAATGCGCTGGCTGCCGCAGCCAACAACGCAAAAAAGGGGCTATCTGGGCTGACATCTAAAAAGATAAATCTTAATGTGGCTGCTAAAGGAATAAAAGACTCGATAAGCGGTCTAGCCAAGCTAGAGTCCAAAATAGACTCTGTTGCTAAGAAAGCAAAAGCTCTACAAATAAACGTATCTACTGCTATGGGCAGCGTTGATGCTGCTGCCGAATCTCTAGCGAAAAGCTATTCTGTCGTAAAAGACAGATCAGACAAGGTATTTAATCAGCAAAAGAAGCAACTGGCCTCCTTAGTTAGACAATACGAAGCATTTAAAACCAGACAGCAGCTAGCTGGATTGCCTGGAGGCATAGGAGCCAATGTTGCCTCCATGCTTAAGCCATTGCAGGAGCAAATAGAGCTTTTTGACACTGCCTATCAGAAGTACAAGAAGTACGCTGCTATATTGGCTCAACAAGGAGAGTTAAAAGGCAACCAGCTAAAAGCCTATAACGAAGCTGTTGCTGTAATGCAAGAACTCAGGGAAGGCGCTCTTAGCATGGATAAATTCAACGATAGCATTATAAAGGCGCAGAACAGCTTAGCTAAGGCTAACAACGAATTTAAAAAGCTGGTAAACAAACAGAAGCTTGCGTCCAAGGTCGAGCTTGAGAAGACCGCCGCTGCGACAAAGATAGACGAGCTTAAAAGACAACTAGAATATCTTAAGGCTAACAGAAAACTCATAGATGCAGCAGACCAAGCTTATAAGAGGTTTGCTTCCTCTCTGGACAAAATAGCTGATAAAGGAGCTGCTACTGCTGGTCAGCTAGCCAAGGCAAAAGCAGAATTCCAGCGGGCCTTCACTACTTTGAGCAGGGAAGCCAAGGTTCTGGAAAAGGGAATGACCAGAACGACTCTGGTCATTGGAAACTTCATTGATGGTATAAAGTCAGTTGGAACTGCATACGCAGCATTCCTAGTGTTCCAAGGATTGCAGGATGCTATAACAGGATTCTTTGAAATATCGGACGCCACTAAGCTGTTAAGGACAAGAGTTAGGCAGGTAACCAAAGACGTAGACGAATTCAACGACGCTTGGAGTGGTATTTTTGCCATAGCGGAGAGGACTAGGTCCGATTTCCAAGCGGTAGGCAAGCTGTACTTCAGAGTTGCTGCTGCTGTTAGGCCATTGGGCCGCTCTCAGGAAGAAGTACTAAAGGTAACAGAAACTGTGAGTGCGGCGCTGTTGGCTGGTGGTGCGAGCGCGCAAGAAGCATCATCGGCCATTCTTCAGCTCTCCCAAGCGTTCGCCAAGGGTAAGCTCGATGGTGATGAGCTGAGAGCAGTTCTAGAGAATGCCCAAGTGCTGACCGCCGCTATGGGGCGGCAGTTTGGCATTACGGCTGGCGACGCCAAGTCAATGACTGGCGTGATCATTGAGATGGCCCGCCGTGGGGAGCTTACTATTGACAAGTTCTTCAAGGCCATCCTTGACTCTCATGAGGAGATGATCAGCCTCATAGCCGATGTTCCTTTGACTATGGGGCAGGCATGGTCGCTTTTAAAGAATAGATTGGCTGTTGTCATTGACAAGTTCCAGCAGGCTACGGATTGGTCTGGGAAGCTAGCCGGCTTTATAAAAACATTAGCCCTTAATGTGAACGAGCTGACCATAGCATTTATAGGACTTGCTGGCGCTTTGGCCTTCAGAGGCCTCACAAAGGGTGTAAAGCTGCTATCTAGAGACACTGCCGATGTCGTTAGCAACTTGAAGACCAAGGTCATAGGGCTGATAACAGCATTCAAGTCGTTTGCCGGAATAAAGGGCCTTATAAAGGGTGTTTTTGCTGTATTCAAGAGAATGCCTCTGGGCAGGCTTTTGACCGCCATAGCAGGCGCATTGTCAGCCGCCGTAGGGGCTTGGACTCTTTATAGGGATAAGGTTGTTGACGTTGTGGGAGATACACAAGTAACCATAGGGGACTACGTTAGCGCTGTTCTGAGATTTTTTGAGGATATGAAGAATAACGGGATAGATCTTGCCAAGGGAGCTTGGGAAGGGCTGAAGAATTTTATAACAAAATTTGCAGCAGATACCAAGAACGAGCTTGTCGGCTTTGTCAAGTTCTTCCAAAACTCCTTTGTTGGAAGAATGCTTATAGGAATAAGAGACCTCATTGCTGACGGATTCAAGTATTTGGTGAATCTCATACCGAGAACTATTGCTAAGGCAATAGCAGCATTCTCTAGATTCAAACAGTTCTTGTCGGCTCCAAGCAAGGCGGCATTCTTCAAGGCTTGGGAAGACTTTCAGAAGGATGTAGATAGGATAAACAACACCGATTTCCTTTCGAAGGGAATGAATATAGCTCTAGACTATATCGATAAAAAGGTAAAGAATATAAGAAAGTCTGTGTCCGACTTTGGCAATGAATTCGCTAATTCCATAAGACAGACTGCTGCCGCAGAGGCCAGACTAAGGAAGAAAAGACAACAGGATCTCAAATACGGAGGACTGGCTAGGCCTGTTCCAGAGGGCAAGGAACTTGGCCTATCGGAGGAACAAGTAAAGAGCTTGGAGCGGGCTGTAAATGCCTATATGGAGTCCTTGGCCCGCATGAGGATGGAACTTCAGGCTATATCCAGCATACCTACTGGCAAGTGGGCCAATGACCTTTATAAGGTATTCGGAACGGATTGGGTAAACAGATATGTTCAGGCTCTCATAGAGGTAAAGAATACTTATAAGGATCTGAACGAGCGTACTTGGCCCGAATTCAAGAAGCGCACTGGGGTAGCTGCTCAGACGCTGGAGGAGTTTATAAACGCTCAGGTTCGCCTTAGGCTGACTACTGAGGCCAGTAGGAAGTCGTTGGAGGATACGACGAGTGCGTTTGAGGCCTATTCAAATGTCGTAAAGGAAGCCAGCCGCGCTCAGCAGTCGATAGGCTCTCTGCTCTCTGGCGGTAAGTCCGCTTTGGATAAGCTAAGGCAGCGGTTTGAAGTTGAGGATCAGATAAAGAACATAGATATAAACGTCTTCAATAAACAGTTGGAAGCTGCCGGAATGTCTCCAGTCAAGAATATAGAAGAGCTTAAGGCTCGCTGGCTGGAGTTAAAGCAAGTTATACAAGATTCTATGAGATTTGAAGAGATATTCGAGGAGCTTACTCCAGAGGTAGACAAGATAAATCAGCGATTTGACGAGATGCGTCAAGTCATATTGAGGGTCGTTCCAGCCAGTGACGAGCTTAGGGATAAGATGTTGAAGAATTTGGAGGAGATGCGGCAGAAGGCATTGGAGGCTGCCGATCCTATAGCTCAGATGGCCAACCAGATAGGTGATGCCTTTGGCAGAGCATTCGAGGACGCCATAATAGAGGGCCGAAAGCTAAGCGACGTCCTAAAGCAGCTTGAGAAGGATATACTGCGGATAGTTACCAGAAAGCTTATAACCGAGCCTCTTGGAGACTTCATCTCTGGGGCTATAAAGGGCGGCTTGAGCGGCATATTCCAAGGTGCGTTTGCTCATGGAGGTGAGTTCAAGGTTGGAGGTGTTGGAGGCATAGACAGCCAGTTGGTTGCGTTTTGGGCTACCCCGGGGGAGACTGTTACTATAACGCCGCCGGGCAAGGATGCTCCGTCCAGAAACATGAATGTGACTATAAACATAAACACACCTACTGGCACGGTAGATCCCCAGTCTCTTGGACAGATTCAGGCTGCGTTGGCTCGTGCAGTCCAGCGCGGAGGTAGGAACCTATGAGCTTTCTTGAGTCGCCGCGATTCCCTGACGACATATCTTACGACTCGTCTGGAGGCCCGGCTTATGAGACCACAGTAGTGGTCATGAAGTCGGGTTATGAGCAGCGCAACCAGGTGTGGGAGTACCCGCGCTGTCGTTATAATGTGGGATTAGGAGTCAAGTCCATTGACAGGCTCTACAGCCTCATCGAGTTCTTCCATTCCGTTGCTGGCAGAGCCTATGGGTTCCGTTATAAGGACTGGTCGGATTATAAATCCTGCCCTGTAGACAAGACTCCTACGTTCACGGATCAGGTCATAGGAGTTGGAGACGGCGCAACCGTTTCATTTCAGCTAAAGAAAACCTATCAGGTCGGCACTTTTCAGCGCCAGAGGCTTATAAGAAAGCCTGTCAGCGGCACTGTTGTCGTGTCCATAGCAGACCTTCAGGATTACAGATGGACCGTAGACACAACTACTGGCATAGTCACTTTTGGCACAGATTTGGCTAACAACATAACTGGCGCTACAGCAATTGGCACGACAGAGACCGAATTCACTACGGGATCTGCTCACAACCTAAACGTTAACGATACGGTGTACTTGTCTGGATTCACTGGCGATTGGGCCGCTCTCAATGGCTTGAGATTTGCTGTTACATCTACACCAGTAAGCACTACGTTCCGTATAGCCTATGACTCCAGCGGATTTGCTGCCTATTCATCTAATGGCGGCCAGATCAACACCATCCCACAGGCTGGAGAGCTTATAAAGGCAGGATACGAGTTCGACGTGCCGGTTCGCTTCGACACAGACGTGCTGGAGACCTCCTTCGAGAGTTATAATCTTGGCACGGCGAACGTGCCGCTAGTAGAAATAAGGGTGTAAGAAATGCCCAAGAACATTCCTGCCGCGCTGAAGGCTCATCTTCAGCAGGAAGTCACCACTTTGGCTACCTGCTGGAAGGCCACGAGGAAGGACGGTCAGGTATACGGATTTACTACTCATTCCTCCGATCTAGTTGTCGATGGCGTCACTTATAAAGCCTCGACCGGTTTCCTTCCCACTACTGCCGAGTCTGCTGCCGATCTGTCCGTAGACAACCTGGAGTGTACCGGGATCATCGACTCGGTGGACATAAAGGAGGAGGACATACTGGCTGGCAAGTGGGACGGGGCCAAGGTCGAGATTTTCATGGTCAACTGGCAAGACCCGTCGATGGGCAAGATCATCCTGCCTGGATGGGGGTGGATTGGCGAGATCACGCTACGGAACGGCAAATTCGTGGCCGAGGTGCGCGGCCTCGCACAGGCGCTCCAGCAGACCATCGTCGAGCTTATAAGCCCACTCTGCCGTGCGAATCTGGGCGACAACAGGTGCAAGATAAGGCTAGATCCTCCGGCATGGACTGCAAGTACAGCCTACACGGTCAGGGAGGACTATGCAGCCGAGACGGGCTCAGAGGTCAAACCTGCTACTCCGACCATGCCGTATCGCTACTTCAAGTGCGTGACTGCTGGTACGAGTGGCACTACGGAGCCCGCATGGGATACGACTATTGGCAACCAGACGACGGACGGAACTGTAGTCTGGGAGTGCTACCGAGCACTACAGGTCAATGGAACCGTCAATACCGTTACGGACAGAAGCAACTTCTCTGCCAATCTTGATTCTCAGGACGATCCGGATGGATTTTTCACTTTTGGAGTGATCAAATTTACTAGCGGTAAGAATAACGGCGTCGAGCGAGAGGTCAAACAGCATACCAGTAGCGGCGCTAACCCACAATCTTTTCTGCTGTACGAACCCTTGCCGTTCGATCTTCAGGCAGGCGATACATTTACGGTTACAGCGGGCTGTGACAAGACCCTGCCTCATTGCAGGGACAAGTTCAACAACACTTATAATAGGAGAGCGGAAGACTTCGTTCCTGGTCAGGACGCTCTGATGAAGTTTGGTGGGCAGTAATGGCCCAGCTAGCATTAGCATTCGCGGGAGCCTACATTGGAGGCTCCATATTCGGTACGGCATTAGCGACACAGATAGGATGGGCTATTGGTGCCTATCTGGGAGCCAGATTCTTTGGCCCTCAGCTTCCTGATATCGAAGGGCCTAGAATTTCTGATCTCCAAGTTACTTCTGGTGCAGATTATGGAACTCCCATAACTAAAGTATGGGGTACCATGCGAGTTAACTGCCCGCTTATTTGGGCAGCCGACATAAAAGAGCGTTCGTACACGAGAAAGGTTGGTGGAGGAAGTGGATGGGGGTCTCAGAAGATAACGGATTATAAGTACTTTGCCGATTTTGCTGTTTATGTGTGTGAGGGGCCAGTAGTAGCTATAAACAGGATATGGGCTGATTCTGTTTTGATTTATGAGGCGGGTGTTTTCAGGGCAATAGACTATAAAAGTCAGGATACGGCGGACTACATCAAAGTAAGGTATGGCAGCATAAGAGCTTACTTGGGAACTGAGGATCAGTTGCCCGATTCTTTAATAGAGTCATATCAGGGAGCTGGCAACGTTTCTGCCAATAGAGGTATCTGTTACATAGTTTTTAATGATTTAGCGCTTGAGAAATTTGGCAATAGAGTGCCAACTATAAGAGTTGAGGTGGTTGCCAATTCTATAAATCAGACAAATTTCTCCTTGAGATTAAGAACCAACAAAATGAACGATTCTTTGTCTACTACTAATTCAATTATGTATTCTAACTATTTGAAGAGGATAGTAATCGCATCAAATACTCCTTTGCCCAACTCTTATAGTGCTATAGACGTGTGGGACTTTGATTTGTATGGCAATCTTTTCATAAAGACTAGAATAACTAACATATTAGACAACGCTTTTATGGAAACAGGATCTATAAATCCAAATAGATCTGATGAAGCCGTTCTTCTTTATGTAGAGGTTTCAGGATATACGGGCCGCTATTACATATCTGTATTGGACTTGGTTAGCAGAAAACTTAAGTCAAGACATTTTGTAGGATATGCTGACGATTATTATGACGTACAAGGTGTGTTTTTGGACAGAGATTCTGGCGTTTACTACATTCCCTATTTCAGGGATGATACTACTGCTGCGAATTCAAACAGACACGGCACTATATCTAGCACTGGTGCGGTAACGTCGGAGCCGGATGGTAGTGTAGACCCCAACTACTATAATCTAAGTGGTATTTACACCTCATATGATTATTACGCAAATGTAGTAAATGGACACCTATATTTAGTTACCGGAACAGACATAGTAAAGATGGATACCAAGGGGCGTGTAATAGGGCATTTTTCTCGCCCTATAGGTGGAGTTAGTACTGGCACTACGCCAGGTGACTATCAGATAGCGTTTGATGTTTATAACGATATAATATATATGCAAGCTGACAATGGTGGTCAGCTAGTAATAGAGGCTTTTGATTGCTCGTCAGAGTCATTTATAGACATGACTTGGTCATATAACTATATGCCTTCAGGAATTCCTGCTAGGTGTAGGATTCATGTTGATAGTTATAGCAGCATAGTTTATATATTAGAATACGGCAATAGCTACAATTTATATGGCATAAATGTTAAATCTAAATCTCAGGCTTTCTTAATAAATAACATTTCGCCCCAAAACTGGAATTACCCAGAATCTTGGACTTCCTTTCCTGTTAATAACGGAAGAGAGATATTTGTCTGGAGGTATGAACAGGATTTTATATTAATAGATAACAGTTCACTAAATGTCGATCTAAAATATGTTGTAGACAGCATAGAGTCTAAATTATTGCCCTCTGCTTTTATAGAGAATACCAATCTATCTACCATATACGTCAACGGCGTATTTGTTAATAAGCCAATAGATGCATATCAATTTCTAGAGCTTCTAATGTCTGTCTACTTTTTCGACATAGCCGAGATAGACGGTAAGCTTACTGCCCAACCAAAGGCTTCTAGGATTCCTATAACAACTATAACAGAAGATGACATGCTAGACGATCTTCAGATATCAAACCAATCTAGGTTGGAGCTTCCTACAACAGTATCGCTGTCGTACATAGATAAAGCAAACGATTATCAGCAATCTGAGCAGCATGTAGATAAGGTAACAGAGGCTCTGTCTGGAAGAACCAACAAAATATCTTTGGACGTGCCCATATCACTAAATTCAGACGAAGCGGCTCTGGTAGTAGATTACATGATGGCTGAGGCATATACAGCCTCTACTAGATTTTCATTTTCTCTTCCTATGCGCTACTTAGAACTATCCCCGTCAGACGTCATAACCATAAATTACAAAGGAACATATTACGACGTCCTTATAAGGAAGATAGGTTATAGCAGCTCTGGGTTATCCATTGAAGGTGTAAGATATAACGCAAACGATTATTCGTCATCTGCAAAGGGGGGACTTATAAAGTATAAATCTGATGCCTATGACGATCCAGCACTATCTAGAGGGTTCATAATAGATACTGTCAGACTGGACGACGCAGACGACTCTTCTGGAGTTATAATTGCTGCTGGTCCAAAGCATAGTGGCACATGGGACAGCGCTTTCGTCTTTTCATCTAAAGACAAGGTTGATTATACCTTGATATCTGTGCTGCCAGAGGCAGCTACTTATGGAGTTCTTTTGGAAGACCTTTACTTCTATGGAAATAACACTCATTGGGACGAGAATCAGTCCATAAGGATATTAGAGATCAACGGCAATTTCTCCTCGGCTACGGAGCTAGACGTATTGAATGGAGCTAATTTAATAGCAATAAACAACGAAATATTGCAATTCGTTAACGCAACTAATAATTCAGATGGCAGCATAAGTCTAAGCAAACTACTAAGAGCTAGAAAAGGAACTGAATGGGCAGCCAAAATTCATCCTGCTGGATCGTTTGTCGTTCTATTAAACGAAGAAACAATAGGGTGGTTGGATATTGATATATCAGACGTTGGAACAACCAAATATTATAGATTCGTCACTAATGACACGTCTTTGCAAGACGCGGATGAACTAGAATTTTCCTATGCAGCCAACGATATAAAGCCTTTATCTCCTGTTTTCAAGGGAATAGAGGTATTATCTGCTAATAATTATAGAATAAAGTGGGAAAGAAGAACCAGAATTGGTGGTGAGTGGTTGGATTACACCGACGTGCCTTTAGGAGAGTCTTCCGAAGAGTATGTCATAGATATTTATGATAGAAACTTGGTAGCAAAATCTGTTGATATAAAAACAAATAACAAATATATAGACATAACCACTTCTAATAAATCTGATATTGTGTATGTAAGTCAAAATTCCAGCAGGATAGGAAAAGGATTTCCTATGATAGTCGGAGTAGGATCATACAAAGTAGAGGAAGCTATAGCAGAGTTCTCGCCCATAAACTTATTTGGACTCAATGAAGTAACAGGCAGTATTGCATATGATTATATGGGATTTGACGATGCTGACTATGTTAATGGGCCTATACTAGCGCAGCCGTCTATAAACTCATCTGGTTACTCTGTGAGACTCAATGGAGTAGATAGTCATATAAGAAATAAAACGTGGATTGGCATTACCGGAGGAAATCCTAGAAGCATGGATTTGTGGATAGTTCCCTTCGCAAATAACGTTAGCAATCCATTGTACTGTTATGGCTATAGTGGGGGATACCAAAGAGGACGATGGTTTTTTGCCATAGATAGAAATACTAAAACACTAAAACTTGATATAAGATATGTATGGATAAGAGGATCTACCGTTATAAGAGAAAACAAGCCTTATCATGTAGCGATAACTTTTGCAGGAGGGTCTATAACCAATGCAAAATTTTATGTTAATGGTCAGGAAGATCCTATTCTTGATGCTTCAGGTCCATATAATGGATCGGATTTTGTAGATACCTATTCTGGAACGGACGTCCGACCGTACATAGGAGCCCTTTGGGATACAGGAAATAATGCCACATACTTCTTTAATGGTCTCATAGGAATGTGTTCAGTTTACGATAGGGAACTTACCAAAGAAGAGGTAAAAGCTCTGTATCTTATAGGCCGTAAGCAATATATGTTTACATGATATGTGTTTGCGTGAAAAAGTAATAAAGGAAGCCAGAGACTGCCTCGGCACCCCCTTTGTCCACCAAGGCCGTCTTCCCGGCAAAGGTCTAGATTGTATTGGGTTGGTGCGGTGGCCCCAAGTAGCGCTCGGATTTGGAGACGAAGACGAACGCAGGTACAGCATGGCTCCAGATCCGAAGCGCATGAAAGCTCTTCTGGAGCACTATCTTGTGCCTATTCCACGAAGCGAGCTTCGTCCTGCAGACATCCTGTGGCTCCGCATAGACGAAATGCCTACTCATTTGGCTATATATACAGGCAAGACGATAATTCATGCTATAAATAGTGGGCCATGCAAGGTTGTAGAGCATGGATTCAGAGCCCCGTGGCCTAGCAGAGTAGCCGGCGTATTCCGTTATAAGTGGCTGGCGGAGCTTGAGGACTAATGGCCACCGTAGCCCTAGCCACAGCGGGATCTTGGCTCGCCAAGACCGTTCTTGGCGAGAGCTTCAAGTTTCTTGGGATATCTGCTGCTGGCTGGGGATGGATGGCAGGTTCTCTTCTTGGCAGCGCACTGTTTGGTCCCAAGATTCCAACTCAATACGGGCCTAGGATATCCGATCTGAAAGCGCCTTCTGGCGCCTATGGCGTCGCCATACCGAAGGCGTTTGGGACCATAAAGATAGCAGGTAAGTTTATATGGGCATCTGACATAAGGGAAGTAAAGATAGTAAAGGTTTATAAGAAGAAGTTTTTATTTGGCCTTATAAAGAAGAAGTATACTGTGGTTACATACGAGTACTATGCCGATTTTGCGGT